GTCGGGGAAGCCGGCGTGGCCGGTGTATGGCGTGGACCAGCGGCCTCCGGTTTGTGCTGGGCGTGGATGGAAGACGAGCCAGCCGTACAGGTAGGCGGCTTCGATCACGCTTTTCTGGAAGTCAGCTTCTCTCACGGTTTCTCGCTTCTGCGAGTTGCAGGTCGGTGCGGACCGCCAGGAGCTGTTCGTTCAGCCAATGCTTGTCTGATTTCAGCTGCTCGATGTGAAGCTCGAGTTCTCGAAGCCGGCGTTTCATTTCTTGCAGGCGTTCCGCGGCGGTGCCGTGCAGCGTCATGCCTTGCCCGCCGTAGGTCCGGAATTTGTGTGAGCGTTCGAGCTCTTCAATCAGTTGGTCGTCAGTCACGGGGCATTTCCTTCAGTCGGTCGATTGCGGCTTTGCAGGCGTCGAAGTCGACGAGGGCTTGCTCGTCGTACTCGAGGGAGCGTTCGCGGCACAGCCGTTTGTAGAAACCGATCATCTTCTCGGTCGGTTCCTGCCGTTTCTTCACGGAAGCGCCTGGAAAGGCGTCTAGAAGGCTCTCTGCGGGTTCTGCGGTATCAGCGTCCCCTGCACGGTCGAACGCGGCTTGTGCGGCCTTTGAGGGCGCTGTTTTTGCGCGTGATCCCACTTTGGCTCTAGTGACAGCCGGCATGGCGTCCTCAAACTCGCGGTCGGTGCCAACTCGAGCTGCGACTTCGTCGTTGCTAGCGATGCCTTTGTCGATGCCAAAACCGAGGTAGCCGAGGGCGCGTCCGAGGGCTGAGGTGTAGCCGACCATCAGCTCCGAGTTGCGTGTGTACGGCGTTCGTCCTGGCATTGGCTCAAGGACGCTTCCGTTGGTGGGCTGGTGGTCCGGTGTTGGGTACACGGCGACGCCGCACCAGAGGAACGTGTCGCCGTTGATTTCCTGCACTAGGAACGGGAGCTCCATGACGCGCAGGTCTGGATATTTCGCGAGCGCCATTTTGAGGCGTTCGTTGACGGTGACGTATCCGTCGAGGTTCATGCGTTTCCTCCATTGCATGTGTAATCGCCGCTCATGTACCACGGCTTCCACGGACACCAGCCACGGCGGTCGGCGTCTTCGTAGATCTGTCGGGCGATCAGCAGGTTGACCGCGGGATGCTTCAGGTCCTCTTTCGTGTAGCCGAGCTCGAGGACGAGCGGCGCCCAGGTGCGCCAGTTGACTTGTGTGAGGCCGTGATCGCCGGTGTCTGACACTTGTGTCGGGTCACAGCGGGACTCGCGCCACATCACCTGGTCGAGGACGGGCAGGTCGTCGATCTCCCAGCCCATCGCTAGCGCGTGTCCGAACCATTGCTCACACTTCGCGGTGTCAATGTCCCGCTGGTATTCCGCGGCCTCTGTCGGCATTTCCAACGGGTCGCAGTTGATCGGAATGATCGCCATCACAGCGATCCACAGCAGACTCTTCATTTTTTCCTCCATATCGGGTCGGGGTCCGATGGAGACAGTATGCGGATTTTCCGCTCGTTAGTCAAGCCATACCAGATACGATGCCGTGACGCGACCGGCCTCTGGGTCGACGTAATGCAGACGCTGGCTCGGGTGGCCGGTCGCGGCCATGAACTCCTTGGCGTACACATTCTCCGATTCTGGCGAACCGGTGACGTAGATCTGATGGCCGTTCGCCATTGTCAACGTCATCGGCGTATGGAAGTGGCCGACGTAAACATCGTCGAATGGCTCGGGGATGACGCCGGTAGACCAAGCGTTGCATTTACGAATCAAGCCATAGGCGGGTGTGTTGCCTCCGAAGCTCTTGATTTCATCGCCATGCACCAGCAGGGCTGAATAGTTGCCGATCGTGACGATCTGGTACCAGTTGCTGTCGGTGTGCCAAGTGACGCGGTCGTCTTCGAGGCGGTCGCCGGCGATCTTGTAAGCGACGCGGTCAATGTTGTCGGCTCCTGGCATGTCACCCTTGCGGCCAAGCCGGCCGTGGTTCCCGTACTCACAGGTCACGGTGACATGCTCAAAGATGGCAAGCATCCGGCGGACAAAGTCCTCCATCAGGCCGGCGGTGGAGAACAGCTGCTCGAACAGGTGGGCTTCGACTTCGTACGGTTGCCCTGGGAAGATTCCTAAGCCTTCGACCATGTCGCCGCCGAACATGACATGGGCTTCTTTGACGGGATGATCGGCCCGCTGGATCTCGGTCATCGTGCCGATCTTGTCGGCGAACCGTGTGATGCGCCGCCGGCAGGTGTCGATGTCGTAGTCGGAAGTTTGTTTGCCGAGCTGCCAATCGGTCGCGTGAATGAGCGCAACCTCGGCGTTCTTCTTGCGCGGGTCGCTCTTGGGTTTGGGAACGCTCGGAGCGCGTCCAAGTGTGACGGCCGCATCTTTCGCCGCCTGATAAACGGCCTCGACAATGGCTTCCGACTTGGCGTGCGCTTTGCGGGTGGCGCGTTGCTGTCTGACAAGGGCGTCGCGGAGCTCTTGCAGCTCTACTTCCTGGTCGAAGTCATCGAGCATGAGCCCGTCGCCATTGTGCGATCGGATACTCGGAAATCTCGTATCCCCACTTTTTCAGCACCGCTTTGATGGTCGGCGTGCTGTATCCGAGATCCATAAGCGCCGCGCGGAGCGCTTCGGATCGTTCCGTGTCAAGCTCTTCAAGGATCTTTTCGATCTTTGGGGTTGGTGGCTTCGGGCGTGCGGCGTCGAAGTCGGACATGTCTGGCACAGTTGCCTCCTTGTGCTAGTTGAACAGAGCCTTCCAAGTGTTCGGGCCAACCAGACCGTCTACGACGAGATGCTGATCGGATTGAAAGGTCTTTACGGCGCCCTCGGTGACGGGGCCGAAGATGCCATCGACAGGGCCGACTTTGTAGCCGAGCATCTTGAGCTCACGCTGAATCAACTTGACGCGCGACTTGGCTGAACTGCCGCGCTTCGTGACATGCCCTGGATAGCGAGGTCCATCGACGAAGGCCGGCTGAGTGGTCTGTGCGGGCAGACCTTCGACGATGCGTTCTGAGATTGGTGAGGCGTAGCCCCAAGTGTCTGGTGTGACCTCGAGGTGCAGGTGGTCGTTGACGGCGCCTGGGGGCCGGCCGATCCAGCCGCGGCCTACTTCCCAGTAACGTTTGGCCCAATAGTCGTGAATGCGTTGAATGCCGAGCACTTCGTGGTGCTCGATGAGCCAGGGGATGACTTCGTTTTCGACGGTGTCGCGGGTTGGTGCGTTCGGATGGTTCCCGTCGCGTCGATACGAATAGTCGTGAGCTGCGCCGAAAGCGTGGGACGACCAAGCGGTGCCGCCACGGATCGGACGCCGGCCATAGCAGCCAAGATTCCACAAGCCCCAGCGGTCTTCGAGGTACTTGCGGATCTGCACCAAGTTCGGTGAGCAAGTGTCGAACGGGGCGCGTGGCGTGTCCCGTTGCCAACTGTGATATTTCAAGGCTTCTTTCCGATGATCGGGGTCACTTCGTCACCTCGACGGGCCGCGATGCCGTTGCCGACCGCGTATCCGGCAATCATGCCGATCAAGCCGGTGCCGGCCTCATTTGAGATTGAGTCCGTAATGAGCAGAAGCGTGACACAGACCAAAGCGACGAGTGCGATCATTGCTTTCGAGGGGTTGGCAATGTTCATCGGTCGAATCCAATCCAAAGACAGAAGATCACGACGGCGCTGAGAACGACGGCGAGGCCGAGCGTTTTAGCGTCGTCGCTGGTGACGATCATGGGGCCGGCGGGTATGGGTGGGCGGCTTTTACGGCGGCGACGGCGTCGAGCCAGGCTTGTTCCGTTCCGTCGCCGCGTTGCCACTCGAAGAACAGCGGGTCGCTTTGCGCCTCATAATCAGCTCGGCGTGCCTGCTCGACGGCGGCGACCTGGCGGTCGTAGTCGACTTGGGGCCATGCGGCGTCAAGCTCGGCTTCGGTCGGTTTGTCTCCTGGGCCGATCCAGTTGAGGCCGTCGTAGGTGTCGCCGTTGAGAGTCCATTGGGCGTCTGGATAGTTGGCGGTCAGTACGGCGGCGTAGTCGGTCATGCTGACACCTCCATGACTGTGATTGTGGATACCGTACGGGCTGCGCTTGCTAAATTGCTGTCGTTTAGTGACCTGTTCACATAAACAGTAACCGTGGCGGAACTACTTTGGACATTTGCGACATCCACACCATACGTTAATGCCGACGTTGACGCTGGGCTGTCCAGATACGACACCGAACCTGATCCCAAAAACCCGGGGTCGACAGTTGCGTTGACCACGCCACTTGTCTGATTACGACTACCTGCCGCATCCGCAACACCGATTGCCGTTCCACCACGAGTCAAACGGAACGCAAACCCGTAACTGTTTTCAGATGAGCCAAACAAACTGACAAACACCAGCACTTTGGAGGTGGCCGCAGTTGGTGTGATCGTTGCCGTGAGGCCAGTCACAGAAGCCCATTGAGCATTAGGTGTTCCGTCGTTATCGGTCGATGCGCTAAAAGTGTCGGTCTTGGTCGTGGACACGACCTGAAGGATGCGAAACGCGCCGCGCAGGTCGTTCATCTGAGCGGCAGTAAGAACATTACCGGCGACGAATGTGGCGGGCAGGCTGGTCGGCGTTGCCATAGGTGCTCCTTATCCTAGAACATTCAATGCGTCGAGCACACCATAGACGGCGTCGTCCAAGATGAGTTCGTACACGATGGTTGTGGGGCTTGTGTAGAAACGGGCAACATGACCGCCAGAAGTGTCGATGTAATGTTCGACGCCTTCCACAGCGAGTTCTTGGGCGAGCTGCGTGGTCGACGCGCCGTTGATGAACTCTTTCTCGATGCTGATGGTGTCGCCGATGTCGATCGTGGCGACGACGTCACGCTGGGCGTCTGAGAGCTGTGAAAACGCGACCTCGACAGCGGTGAACGTGGCTTCTGGGTCGGGGTTGATTAGATAGTCGGCTAAAGCTTGAGCGGCCGCGTCGGTGTCAAGAAGTGCAGCTGTGACCGCAATCGACTGGATGAAGTATTTGTCTTGGCTGTCTGTGTCTTGCGCAAACCCTGTTTTGTTGTTCAAGGTTTGGACGTAGACCTGGTTTACGACTTTGTCGGCGCCGAATGAAATGTCGACGTTGCGGTAGGGGTAGTTGGTCCCGTCATCATGGAAAGCAGCGACAGGCGAGGACAGCGTGTTCCCGATCCGGTTTTCGAAGGTCAGGACGCCTTCGCGGTCGATGAATAGCCGGCCGCGTTCGGTTTCGTTGATCAGCCTGAGATAGTCGAGGACGTTCTGTCCGAGGTCAACGTCGTAGTCGCCGCCGCCGCCGATTTCAACCGTGCCGGTAGCAATAGACCTGGCTGATCCGGTCGGATAGGCGACTTCGGTTAGGTCAAGGATGGCGCTGACGCGCGAGCCGGACAGTTCCTTAGAGAGCGACGTGTCGTCGGTGACAGTTTGCGCAAGCCGGTAGAAGTCGTCCACACAGTCGACTTCTACGGCGTCGTTGCCGTCTAGGCCGAACTGGTAGTTGTAGTTCACGATGCGGCCGACGAACAGCAGCTCAGATTCGCGGTACAGCCTGACGAGTCGCATCGGGGCGAGTCCTGGCTCGTTGTTGGACGGGTCGTAATACGGCGAGTCGCTGGCGAACGGGTTGAACACGCCGCCGGCGGCGGTGTCGTCGAGGATAAAGCTCATGGTGCCGGCGGAAAACTGGTCGTTAATGTCGCGTCGGCCGCGATTGATCTGGATGTTTCGTGCGCCGTCTGTGACGTCTGCGAAGTCGGTGACTCCGTCGAGGACAAACGTGGTGCCGTCTAGAACGCCGCGTACGGCGTCATCAAGCCGAAACCCTCTGACGGGTGCGCCAGTGTCGATTTCAAGCGTGTAATCGCCCGACTGAACGATGGTGGCGGTCATTGGCGGCCGACGAATGAAGCGGAGCCGCTAGCGCGGTTGAACTTGATGAGGCTGTCAGCGATAACACGGCCGGTCTCGGCGGTCGGATTCAGGGTTTCGACGTTCACGTTGTAGGTCACGTTGCCTTGCCCAGGGCGAATCAGCGTCGACGAAACTAAGCCAGGGGCTTGCGGGATGCTGGTGTTCACGAAGCCAGATCCTTGCAAGGCAGCTTGAAGATCGCCCATGCCTGGTACACCGCCGCCACCAATGCCGAACTCGCTTGGTCCTGCGACGGTGAAACCCAAGACTTCGGCTAGGCGTTCTGCTTTGCTGATTGCGGCGTCAAGTTCGCCGGTTTCGACCATGATGAACATTTCTGTCTGAACTTCCTGCGGGACGTTCTTCATGGTTTCAATCACGTTGGCAAGTTCTTCGTTGACTCGCTTGTTTGCTTCCTCCCATTCGTCAGAGCCTTCAGCATTAGTGCTCGCGATCTCGCGGAAATCTTCGACGGCGCTATTGAAGTCACGGACGGCTTGTTCGCGGTCCAGCTGGTCGAGGTAACGCTGAATCTCGGGGTTGAGCGCGAACATGCGCTTGTACAGCTCGTCCGTCGACGACCACAGAATGTCAACAAACTCAGCCGTTTTCTTTGACGATTCGCCGGCTTTCTTGACTTTGCGCTCATATTCCTCGGTCGGTCGAATCGCACGCTCAAACTGTTCGCGGGCGTCGTCTACACCGCCGCCCATTTCACGAACGCTTTCGTACATGTCGCCGGCTTCTTCGCGGGCGGAGTCGGTGGTCCGCTCAAAGTTCTCAATCTCGTCGGACGCTAAACCAAGTTTTTCGGCGAGCCAGCCGACGCCGTCTCGAAGCAAATCGAAGAATCCGAGCAGCTTCTCGATCGCGGCGCTGACGATGCCGAACTTCTGCTCGAGGTACACCAGGGCAGCGATGAGCGCGGTGAACACGATCAGACCTGATGCGACCTGAACAGCTGTAAACGACGTGGCGAGCGCGTAGTTGAGGCCGGTCGTGATGGCGGTGATAGCCGTCCACAGTTTCATTGCGACGTTGGCGACAACGACGGCGCCGGCGAGCGTTCCGATGCCGGCCGCTAAAGCGAGGATCAGTTCGGTGTTTTCGGCGATGAAGTCAGCCAAAGGAACAATGATTTCGACCAGTTTCTCAACAACTGGCAGAAGCGCCAAACCGATCGACTCAGACGCTTGGCTGAACGCCACTTTCATTTTGTCGGTGCCGTTAGCGGTCGCCTCAGCGGTGCCGCCGACCTGATTCTCGATTTCCTCGAGGATCATGTTCTGTGCTTCGAGCACTTCGCCAGACTCGACCAGGGTGCGGATCTGGTCTTGCTGCGCTTCGGTAAATTGGATGCCGGAGCGGCGGAGCGCGGTCAGGCCGGCGATCGGGTCGTTGAGTGCTTTGCCGAGCTGCTTAGCGTTATCGGTGACAGAGCCGAAGCCGGCGCTCGCCATGTCGAGGGTGAGCTGTGTGGCGCGATCAAATGCGCCTCCGACTTCGTCGGCGCTCGACGCGATGTCCTTGAACGTGAGCAGTAGCGCCTGGGACTCTTTGATCGTGTTTTGGTTGACGCCGGTCAGGCGGGCTTGCTCGTTCGCTAGGTCAACGAGCCGGTTCGTGACGACTTGTGTCTGGTCGCCGAACAGCCCCATCGAGGTTGCGATCTGCTCGATACGGGCGTTTGCGGTCGCGGCTTGCTCACCAGCGGCCACCATCTTTGCGCCGGCGACGGCGAGGCCGCCGAGCGCAGCTGTGGCAGGTACGAACGCTTTCTTGAGCGCGAACGCGGTCTTCTGGCCGGTCGTTTCGAGTCGCTTGAACTCGGACATGGCCTTCTTAAGGCCACGGTTATTGAACTCGCTAACGATGGGTACGTTGATTGCCATTAGCGCAGCTCCTGGTTGATGATCTCGGACATGTCGTCAACGGCTGATCTTACGCCTTGCACGACTTCAGGCATGTGGCGTTCCGCGGTCGGCCACATCACTCTCGAGGCCGGCGCAAAGCGATCAAGGCGGGCAATCATCGCGCGGCCGGACGGGCTGTTGCCCGAGCTCTTGCGGCCAGCAATGTCAAAGATGACACCGGCGGCGCTCGTCTGGCGAAGCGTCAGCAGAGGGATCGTGTCGCTGTTGCGGGCTTTCGATCCTTTGAACGCGACTTTGACGTTGCGTTTCACGGTGCGGCCGTCGTAACCGCCACGCCAGTTTCCCCAACCGGAAAGCGGTGAAACGTCGGGAAACAGTTTCTTCGCTTCGGCCTGCATCGGCTTAGCGGCCAGTTTCATGCGCCGAATCGTCGTCTTCCGGAGCTCAGGGTCGACGCGGCGAAGCGTGCGAAGCGTGTCGGCGAGGCCGTTGACTTCGACTTTGGTGCTAACGCTTGCCACGGTTCTGCTGCTTTTTCTGCTCCTCGAAAACATCGACCACGGTGTTGAGGTCTTTGGTCTCGAACTCGATTTCGGGGGGCCACCAGCCGACGGCGACCAGCAGTTCTGCTAGCTGGCGTCGTCTGGTTC